TGCTAACAACAAAGCTCCTCGAATATCTGCAGTCCATAAAAAATATCCTGCTATTATCATACCTATAAAAGGTATCATGTATAATAATCTACTTAGCATCATAATGCTCCTTTCCTGATTCTTTTAATTCTCGTATTAATTCATTTTCATACCACTCTGCTTTCTTTAAATCTTCCATTCCGTTCTTGTATCTAAATCTCCATCTGTACTTTTGTGAGTTGCCACGCAAGTAACCTATGTATTCTTCTGTGCTTAACATAGCTTTAATAGAGTCGATACATTCAATACTTCCCTGATTATAATGTTCAGGATTATTAACCATGTCTGTCATTACTTTAACTCCTCTGGTAAAGTTTCTTCTGAGTACCATGTAAAACCATTAGACTCTGCCCATTCAGCGTGTGTTCTTTTTGTTCCATCTTTTCTTTTCTTTGCGGCAGGCATAGGTGCGTAAGGTTTTTGAAAGACGAACACAAGTTCCGTTGTTTTTGGTAAAGACTTTCTAATCCAAACATACTTACTATACTCTGCATGATCCCAGAACCTACCTTTAGCTTCGATAATAATTTTATCTTTTGTAAAGTCTGGTTCATATTTCTTTTCAATAATGTAATCAATCATTTTACCATGATGATTCCAGTTACTTAATATACCTTTATGTAAATCATATTCCCATTTACTATCATATCCTTTAGGCACACCTTTTTCTTTTGGTCGTATCTTTCTAGGTTTTCTTCTAGCCATTTAAATCTTCCAATGTAAAGTTAGGATTTCTTTTTAACTGTTTATAAATCCACTTCAATGAATAAGCACTAAGCATTATCTTTCTGTTAGCATAGAAGTGTGTTTGATCTGATAGAAAGGTATGTAAAGTTTTTCTATTTATCTTAGAAGTATCTTCTCCTTCTGGAACAACAGATCGTAACCACTCGATAAGTAAATCTTTACCACGTTTTCTTATTGCTTTTGCTTTTCTTCCATTCATTTAGTAACTTCCAAAACTTTAGGTGTCTTTACAACCTGAGTTAAATAATTAAATCCTTTTGCATACTTGAATACTCGTAGTCCTTTACCTTCGTTAGAATCTTTGTGACATTCAAACTTATGTCTACAATAAACACAACCTCTAGGAAGTTTCATGTTTCCTGATGCTCCATCTGGTATAGGATTATAACATAAATCAGGCGGTGTGTCCACTTTTACCATCTTTTTAACTGATCTTATTTTCTTTTTTATGTCTGGTTTATCAAAAGAATCAGGTCTATATAATGCTATTTCACCTGACTCTTTGTTCATTGCCAAGAAACCCCCTTTATTTGTACCCATAGAAGCCTCGTAAGCAGCCAACTGAGGGAGATAACCGAAAACATCATCTTCGGCTAGGGTTTTATCTTTAAACTTCTTAAACGCGAAACCAGAAGCTGTCTTGATGTCTACTACTTCACCATCAATTATACAATCCATGTGTCCTTTTATACCTTGAAGAGATACTTCCTTCTGTTCTCCTGTAACTTTATGTTTAGCAAGTTTAATTAACATCAGTAACACTTCTTCAAGTAGGTGTCCGTATAAAAACTTAATGAACACAGATGGTTTTATCTTTTCAGTTTCTTTGTTTTCAGACTTCATTTCAAACCATAGCTGTCGAGTAGGTTTACCTATGTTAGACATGCGAAGTGTTGCTGTATCTCTAGGTCTAGGGTTAGCCCAATGATGTAAAACTTTTTTCATTGACTCGCCAAACTCATCTATAGTTTTATCGTCAAGGTCTAAAGGTTTACCATCCGATAGAGCAGATAGTTTATCGTAGATGTCCTCTACAAGTGTATCTAGTTTTTTCTTTTTAGCCATTGACTATTCCTTTTTCTTGATATAACTCTTTATAAAATTTTCCAACCTTTAATATCTGATCAGGTGTTGCCTGATTCTTAATTGAGTTTGCCATGTGAGAAACCATAATAACATTATCTTTTGTATATCCTTTATTATTATCTATCCTATCTAAACTTGGAGAATTAAACCAATCTTGTGAACCTATGATTAATTTTATTCCTAGTATAGGACAATGTTGAACTGCCATGTTTTGAATATCTTTTTTAGTTAAAGTAACTTTAGTTTTTTTCTTTTTAGATCTCTTAACTGCATCTCTTAACATGATCCTTGCGTGTTCTTTTGATCCTATTATATGTCTTTTTTTATTTACTATTCTTAATTGACAAGCCCTACATTCTGTCCTATATGTATTACTATCTTTACGAAAGTAAAAATCTGTTATAGGTTTTTCAGATTCACAAATTCTACACGTTTTTGTTTTAAACATTTCGGTCTGTTCATTAATGTGTTTCACTCCAATTCCCTCCTGTATCGTATTCACCATCCAAAGGACAGCGTAGTTTAAATACTTCCCCTGCTTCTATAATAGAACTGACTCCAATATCACCAATAGTTTTAGAGTGTTCTTTAGGTACTTCTAACTGCCATTCATCATGTATGTTAGCTACAAACTTATGCTCTAGTCCTGCTTCTCTTAACTTACTGTCAAAGATAACTAAAGCTTTCTTCATAATGATAGCTCCTGCACCCTGTAATAAAGTATTCAAAGCAGCATGTGCATTACGAATGAATAACTTTCTACCATCTATTGCTTTCAAGTGACCTTTTGCTGACGCTCTTGTAACTCTATCTCTAAGAGATTTAAATGATGGTTTATTATCAAAGAACAGTTGTCTAGCTCTAGAACCATCTCCTTTATTTCCTCCAACCACGCTTCCAAGTTTTTCATCTCCTGCTCCGTACATGAGGGCATAGATGAACGTCTTTGCCTTATCTCTTGATTCAAGTCTAGCAAGTTTTTGATTTGCTGTGTGTATATCTCCGTTGAGAATTTCATTTGTATAGTCCTCGTCATTCATATAGTGTGCTAACATTCTTATCTCTAAGCCAGATGCGTCAATACCTAACAACACATTACCTTCATCTACTGTCCAACAAGCACGACATTCCTTACCATAAGGTTGTCTTACGCTTGGAATTTGCGCTGTGTTTGGACTTCGATGCGTCATTCTACCTGTGATAGCTCCGTTAGGTATAACAAACCCATGTATTCTATCATCATCTTCAACAGCTTTAACCCACGAATCAATCTGTGCTATGCGTTTCTGTAATAAAAGAAACTCTGCAATTAGACTAGCTTCGTGTATGTGTGTAACTTCTGATAAAGTTTTCTCATCTACAATAGGTTGACCAGTAGGTGTAAATCTATCTGGCTTCCAACCAAAGTCAATCAAGTATTCTCCAATCTGTTTACGACTGCCAAGATTAAACTCAACTAACTTCTTACGCATGAAAGGTTCGTTATTACCAAACCACAAACAGTTGTCATACTCTTCATCAGTAAGACCGCGCTTAGATAATGTTCCATCTTTCTTTATATAAGGTGTGACTAACTTATCATCTACCAACTTAGGTTTGAAAGTATTGTGTACTTCATCTTCTATCTCTTGTTTTCTTTCTCTAAGTTTTGCTAACAAAAGTTCAGCAGAATAACTATCAAACTTAAATCCGTTCTCTTCTTGCTGTTTCATCAGTCTTGCAACATCATGTTCTAACTTTATACTATCTTTAGAAAATCCTTTAGCTTCAAACCTCAAGTTCTTGAATACCATAGTGTTTAACTGTACATCTTTAACACAATACTTCATCATTTCTGGTGAGTAGTTTAGATAATCTTCAAAGTTTATCTTAGGAAACCTTAACTTGTAACCCCAAGCTTCTAAACTATGACCACCTTCTCTGACAGGATTAAAAAGTCTTGACAAGACAAGAGTATCTAATACTTCTATATGTGATAGATCAACTCCTGTAAGTTTCTTTATAACTGGAATATCAAAACCAACTATGTTATGTCCTATTAATCTATCAGCACTAAGCAAAAGTTTACATCCTTCGTCAATCTGATCAGGATTAAATTTAAATATCTCTCCTGTATCAGGATTCTGACAAACGATACACCATATCTTAGTTGCTTTTAGATCATCTGTTTCTATATCAAATACTAAATCCATATTAAAATCCCTCGCTATTATCGGTGACTTCTATATCATCATTAGAAAGCTCAGACAATCTTCCAGTTTCGTTATCGTAAAGAAGATGTGTAGCTAATCCAACATCTCCAGTATATCTTGATTTAAGAATACGAACTTTTGTTGTCTGTGATTCTTGATAATCGTCAGACTGTTGGTTTCTTTCTAAAGCTATAACGCAATCAGATAGCTGTGCAATACTCTGGCTACCTCTAAGGTGAGATAGGTTTACTTCTATTCCGTTCTCATGTCCTTTGTTACCATCAATCCTACGCAAGTGTGATACAAGAATCAATCCTGCACCTGTTTCTTCTACGATTGATCTTAACTTGGTCATAATAGAATCAATGGTGCGTCTTTCATCTCCTTCTGTTGACGCGCTGACAAGCATGTGTAAATGATCAACCACCACCCATTTACAACCACATCCTACAATCATAAACCTTATCTTAGAAAAGATTTCGTCTAGCTCGTTAGCTCCAAAGTGGGCATGAACCCACACACGATTCTTATTATCTCCATCATAGAGTATGTCAAAGAACTTATCTATTTCTTCTTTAGAATATTTCTCTCGTATCTGATCTATATACAATCTAGAGTTAGCTTCAATAGAAAGAATACCATCAATAGTCCTGCGCCAATCTTCTTCCAAAGCAATAATGCCTACATTATCTTTTGTTTCTTTGATTAACCAATGCTCTATTTCCCTTGTAACGCTCGATTTACCTAACCCTGTGCCTCCTGTAAGGGTTACGAGTTCTCCTTGTCTCATGCCATACAGCTTCTTATTAAGACCTTCGTATGGATAGGGAACGCTTTCTTTCTTTTCTCGGTTATGAAACTTATCTCTCTGCTCAGATACATTGATAACTCCTGATGGAGTGTAAGTCTTAGCCGACCACCATGCTTCTGTAAACTCTTTATGCTTGTTCTGTCTAAGCATATCGTTTGGATCTTTACAACCTGTAGGCAATGTCATAATCCTTGCCTTACTAGGTTTGAAAAGTCTTGCTACTTTTTTACTGGCTTCCTTGCCTGCTTTGTCATTATCAAATGCAATGATAACATTTTCAAAATCGTCAAAGAACTCAAGACTTTCTTTGATGTCACGAACTGCACCTTGCGCACCTCGCTTAATTGAAACGACTGCCCACTTACTACCAAGTAGTTCGTAGGCTGCCATTGCGTCACATTCTCCTTCTGTGATCGTTACATACTTACCGCTTTTAAATAACTGTTGTCCAAATAAACCTGTGTCGTTATAAGAACCTTGTAAAAAGAATCCTTTATCATGCACATTACGACACTTAGTAGCAGACAATTCATGTCCGTTATAGTATGGATAGAAATGCTTAACTACTTTGCCTTGTATGTCGTGTGATACTTTCACACCATATTTTTTTGCAGTCTCTAGTTTTATCTTTCTATCTGCTAACGCTGAGTAACTTCCTGCTATATCGTTTACTTGCTGACTTACTGGTTTTGCTGTTACTGCTTCCATATCCTTTCCTTTACACGCATCATCATAGTTCTTAATGAACTCACCACAGCTAAAACACTTAGCTGACCTGTCTTTGTTTATGCCAACAGCATCACTACTGTTACAGTTTTCTAAAGGACAAGGTTGGTGAACAGCTTCCCATTCTTTATCTTCAAACTCTGCCCTCATACCTTTCTCCTTTTAGTTTTCTGATTTAGTTACAACTTCTTCTTCTTCTTCGTCTTCCGTTTCGCTTTGTTCTCCTTCTTGATTAATTATACCTACAATCTTATTAGTAAAGAAGTTTAAACCTGCCTGAACTTCTTCAATATCAAGAGTAAGATTAACTTTCTTTCGATTTAATCTTTGAATCCTTCCAAAGATACCTTGTGCTTCTTCTGGTAAATCATCTACCGAAATCTGCACACCATCAATAGTTATATATGGTTTTTCATCATGTTCTCCCATGATTAAAACTCCTCGTTATCAGAATCGCCACCTTCGTATTCGACAAGCTCATTTACTTTTACAGCAATCAACTCAGCGAATGTTCCGTATGGGCTAGTGTATGGTCTAACCTTAACAGTAACATTCGATCCGTTACCAATCAAACAATCCAAAGGGCTACCGTCTGCATCAATAAGTTTAGGTGCTTTGTTTGGCTCACCTGTTTTCTTATTTACCGCAGTCTTACTAAACATGAAAGCAGGTTCGTCATATTTAGCGTTACCTGCTCTGTCTTTTGATTGATTAAGACCTGCACCTTCTAACTCTGATGCTGTGTCTTGGTCAGTCAAGACAGTAATCATGTATTTATGTGGCTCAAAGCGTGTGTTAGGAACAGACACGTTAGCCCACATAGCTTTTCCTGTTGCATACATCATATTATATTACCTCTTAGTTTTAAAAATTCGGTCTGGTTTTGATTGTCGTAAGAAACCAGAAACTTACTCGCTATCTCAAAAGCGAACAAACAAGATAAAAGGAAGGTGATACATGAGGGCAAAACATATCTCGTTTGTGACAAATTATATCCTGTATTATACACTATTTCTTCTCTCATGTCCAGTCCTTTTTTAATTATTTTCAAGCGACTCAGCTATTGTTTCGTAAGTAAATGATTCAAAGTTATTTAAATCTAACAACCCTTTCTCATACTTATCGCTGATAATATTTTCTGCGTCTTCTCCGCTACTCGCTTCAATAGCGAACTCATATTTTTTATTCTCGAACAAACAAACTTTATATTCGTTAGTCTTATTTTTATTTCTAACTCCTGTCAAGTTTGTAAAGTTTATAACATTATCTTTATTATTATTAATCATTATCTTTATCTTCCTTTATAATACTTATAAGATTATACCACAAATAGATTTTAAAGTAAATCTATATTTCACATTATGAAATAATTAATTAAAATCTAATTCGTTTACTCCCTCTTTAAGTTTCTCCAAACTTACAACTTGTGTTTGGTCTTTGTTAGGTGTATAAGCGTCAATGAACAGTCCAAAGTTTTCACTATCTAATCGTTCATCAAAGTCTTTAAGTATCCCTTCTAAGTTTTTAATATCCATAGTGTTTCCTTTACTATTTTCCTACCCAAAAAATTATATCAGCACTATCATCAAACTGAATCCGCTTCTTTTTGTATGTAGTTTTATCCCAATCTACTTCACGATAGCCGTGTTCATCTTTAACTTCTTTTCCGTTTTTGTGTTTCTTGTAAGCAAGAACTCGTTCTTGATATTCAATATCAGGATAATCATGTGGATTTATATCTTCTAAGTCTATGTCTATACCTAGTTTCTCCTTAACAAGAAGCTGTATTGCTTCCTGTATCTCATAGTAATCAAATGTTAATTGCATTATTTAAACTCCTTTGCGATCTTCTTAATGATAGCATCAATGTTCTGTATTGCATCTTTAGGTAGCAAAGATATAGCAAGTCTGTTAGCTATCTTTTCTTTTAGTTTCCATTTGTTTATACCTATTTGAGTAGACAATACTCCGCTCCATCTGTCATACTTTAATTCAAAGTCACGAACTGAGTTGTAATGTTCCACTCCTCTATGAACTTTACTAGACAATTCATCTCTTTGTTCTTTTAAGATTTTTATCTGGTTGTCAAAAGACTTAACCTCGTTAGCTGTTGACAGCAAATCTTTATACTCTTTACAGTTCTTGATTGCGTCAAATGCTCTACTTGTTTTATCTTCGGTTACTTTTTCAAGGATGCTCTCAACGATTGCATCTTGTTCAAACTTTCTTATTTGTGTTGCCATGTTACTATCCTCTCTTTGTTGTTAAAAAATGTGGTAGTTTTTTAGTCACGAAGATGACTACCAACTTCCTCTGACAGCTCCGCTTGACTATCTCGTAGTTTACCCAGTCTGTCTCCTGCAGTAGATGCGCTTTTATAGTCATCCTAACAACTCTACATTACATTGTTAGGGGAGACTCACAGAGCAAGCTATGGTGGCACAGTCTCGAAGTGCTTCTTTCGACTCCGATAACTGGGTAGTAAAGCTTGTTACCTGTGGCAGTTTTTGTAGTAGGTCTGCCAACTACTCCTGACTCGGAATTTAAGTCATACTCTCAGGTGCTGATGACTATTTACGACTTAGGTATAAAGCAAAAATACTGTCTACCAAAGTTAAACACTCGACCTCTACCTGTAAGGTAAGAGCCAAACTTACTAAAAGTTCTAGTGTTTGTCGCAACTCTGAACTTCCATCCCATCACGTTGAAGTGATAGAACTTCTTGTCATAAGTCTTACTGTCTCTAAATAATCTTAACATTGTGTATCTCCTTCTATAGTTTGTAGTTTCATGGGCAACTACAATTAGCCCTCATAAATTAGTGTAATTTTTCTTTATCAATCTCTAACATATCTAGTGCTTCTTGCTCTGCTTCCGCAAGACCTACTATCAATCCTCCAGTTTCCTCCGCAGATAGAGGGTTTAACAATCTCGATATTAATATGCAAACTATCTGCTTGATTGTTGCTTCATCACATGTTGTTTCTATATCTTTAACATGATCTATAATCTTTTTAACTTCTTTATATTTGTTCATTCCTAATCTTGACCTCGCTGTTGTTTTTAAACAGAACTTCTAACCATTCTCTGTTCTTGTTGAAGTATATTTCAAATGTAGCATAAGGTTGTTCGTTAAATGATATTCTTTCATCACAGTTTCTTATGTAATATTTTCTACAAAAGCAGATAAAATGTTCATTTGTTTCTTGTTTCATTTTCTTTTCTCTCCTCCTTCTTCATTGATTTTTTTGTTCAATTCTTTAAGAGTAAAATCCTTTCTACTGTATTTAGTTTTATCCCTGTGTGTTTTAGGTTTATGAAACTTGTCCATGTTCTTTTTTACAGGATTATTTTTCATTTTGTTTTTCTTCTTCTATTTAATTCGTTGAGTATCTTCTGTTTTAATTTGGGTTTAGTTCTGTCTTCATTATACAAAGCAGTAAGCTCTTTCTTAGACACCGCCTTTATATAATAATGCTTAACAGTAGTTACATTGGTTTGTCTGTTATAGCTTTTGCTACTCGGTTTTAATTTTGTAGGCACTTAATATCTCCTCTTAATAGAAAATTGCTTGTTGCATTGCTTCGTATTCACGCTGAATATCTTCAAGTCTTTGTTCTTCTTTCTTAATAAGCTCGTCAATATAAGTCAGAGCTTGTGAATCTTTTTGTAATCCTTTAGGTATAAGTAAAACTAACTCCTCTCTAATTACCTTTAGTTCGTGTAACATCTTCTATCTCCCATTTTTAATTTACTCCAACCCCTCCAAACTTTCTTCAATATCTACATCTCTTAGCTTGGATTTATCACTAATTCTTACCCATATTTCATGGTTAGCTAGTAATTGTAATAAGTCTGCCAATGTATCTACTACGAACACATCACTATTTTCTTCATCAACTCTTATCATTTTTTTGCTCCTCAATAAATTGTATTTTAGTTTCACCTATTACTGGCTCAACACTATTGTTAAGAGCTGATGGACAATTAGTGTAAATAATCTCCTTTGCATCTTCCATGCTCTCTGCTTGTATCGTTCCAGAATATGTTGTTACTTCGTCAAACTCTACTGTAAATGTTTTCATTTTATCTCCTTCCATTTGTGATTTAAAATTGTTTCGATAGACTCGTTTGATTTTTTTACTAAACATTCTTCGCCAAACCAAAAAGTCATATCCCTTGTGTCTTTATGTATCGTTATTTTATCAATTATTTTTCCGTCTACTTCTTGCCCTACTTTTATTTTTAACATCTTCTATCTCCTTCCAAGTTATGTTGTTATCGTTATACATATAAAAATTATATCTCTTTCCATCTTTGTAGTCAAGCTCTGCAGTAAACTGTATGCTCAACAAACTCTTAACCTCTGCAGTATACCATGTCTTATCGTCATAGCCATAGGTCACTAATATCTTCTGACCTTTAGTTGGTTTTGCTTTTTTCTTCATTCTTAATCCTCAAATTCTTCTTGTTCTTCAACAGGTAAAATCATAGTTCTCTTTTCTCTCCATATCCTGTTCCATTTTTTGTAATGTTTTCTCTGGTTTCTTTCCCTTTCTATATCATATTGAGATTGCTTCAAAGGTTCAAAAGGTTTCTCTCCTTTTACATAACTTGTTAAAGTAAGTAAATGTTGGAAACATTTTCTCATTCTTGGAGAAGAATATCTTAATATTGTTTCCCACAGGTCTAACACATGCACCCCTTTAAGATAGATAGTTCCCTCATGGGTATCTAAACTTATCCAATCTTCATACCTAGAGCCATTTATATCTACCTCTATATTGAAAGAATCTCTTCCTCTTACTTTTAATATAGGTCGATATCTTTCATCCTCTAGGCTACGTTCACAGCATTTACATTTACATCTAAAGGTGTGAAATTTTTTGTCATGTCTACTTCTCCATTTACTGTTGTATACTTCTGTTACCATTATAACACCTCCTCCTTCACCCACCACTTAGGTTTATCTCTACCCTTCTCCCACTTAGCATAGTGTTTCTCGTTTATACAGTAGTCACGATATGCTTTGATAGGATCGTCATTTTTGTATTGGTCTGGCATACATTGTGCAATAGGTGTTATCTTATCACTCTTTATATTTTTAGGAAATTGCATTAAAGGTTTAGCCAACTTAACAATACTTGCATGTTCCTTACCATATCGGTAAGTGTATTCTATTCCTAGTGCTAGAAAATGAGCATATAACCACGAGTAATTTTCATTACATTCTCTAGCCCATACAGTAGAAGGATGATTCCAGTATGCTCTCTTGTATAAACCTACTTTGTCTGCATACTCGTCACCATCTAATTCTCTGTGTGCTGTGCATAACATCTGTGCTGTTTCCAATGGCATCTTCACTAGCATCTTGTCAGGTTGTGCTTGTGCTGATTTAACAGGGCTATCATAAAAATAAAATATGTTCATAGTGTTTCCTTAGTCTAATAATATCATATACGCATTTGGCTCATGTTTTCTAAACCAATCTAAACCTTTCCGAACTGTGTCGTAATCTCTAAAAAGTTCAGCACCCATGATGGTATCGTAAACTGCGACAGCATCAGAAGGTATCGTTACTTTTTCACCAGTAAATCTATTGGCTACTTCTTCAGGTTTATAACCTACTCTACAATTAAAAGGTAGTTTTCTCATTTTCATTTTATTTTCTCCTTAGTCTATTAGTGACATTGCAATATCATCTTTAGCTTGTGGCTCGTCTATAATACTTTTGAAACTATAAGGCACTTCGCCTGTATATTCTTCTATCGTTATAAACTTTGCTCTATCAAACTCTGCGTCTTCGTCAAACTTTCCTTTAGTTACTTCGTCAATAGCAATATCTTCTGCCTGTTGTTCTGACTCTGCAACTACTGATACAACTACTTCAAATGTCGCTTCGTATACTCTCTCCATCAGTCTTCTCCTCTAAAGTTTTGTCTGTTTCTTTTTGATAGTCTTTGTCTTTATCAATACTTTTCCACCACTCTTCAAACTCATCAGGGTGGACAATCTTTACTGCGTCTATAAATTTCATAGTCTGTTATACTCCTCTTCCCATTTATCCGTTAGTTTATCTATATTAATGTAATCACTACTCATTAAAGTATGATCGCCTATTCTTTCTACATGGTCGTTTACTCCTATCCAAAGTATCCAACCATCAAACTCTTTCTTTCTATCGTATATATTTATGTAACACATATCTAGGTTGTCAACACCTATATATTTATCTCCGTCTTTCTGGTTACACACCAAAGATATATCATTAGTTATCTCCTGATACTCTTCACCTTCTGCTTCAATAGAATAAAATCCACCTTCATCTACTACCTCTTGCACTATCGTTTTTGCTAATGGTTCTAACATATTTACCTCCAGTTAATTACAAATCCACTTGTGTCTGTCTTAGCATCTCCTTTAGCTTTCAATCCTACTACAACCCTATCATCTCCGTCAAGGAATCTCATGTCTGTCTTATCTCCGTCAATGACACGCAGACCTCTGAAAGTCTTGGGCAATCCTTCTTTGAATACAACTGCTACATTGTATTTAAGACTGTCAAAGTAATCCGCATACTTCTTGTTGGCTTCTGAGTATGACCAAGTCAGATGATAGTTAGGTATCTTAGATACTTTACGATTAGGTATCTTCGTGTAGTCATAGAACTGTATCTGAGGAAACTTCTCAAACACAGTAACACCCTCATGCTTGATAGTTTCCCATTGTATGTCTGATGTTCCGTTCAATCTCAAAGCAGGTCGCTTGTTCCTACGCTCACAATATCTGATAAACTTTTCTATGTCAGCATACAGCATAGTCATAAAAGTTTCTCTGTCCTCTAAGAACAGTTTAGTCTTTCTATCTCTAGCTTTATGTATAGTTTTAAATACTCTAGCTCTGCCTGCGTTATCAAGACAAGGTGCTTTACATCTAGCAACTACTTGAAACGGACATATCTTAGTATTGATAGGTCGCAAGTGCATAATGGTTGATATGTAATCGCTCAGCTTATTATTACCCTTGTCTACCTTTGGATTAGCATTTGGTGCTGATAACAATTTCCAACTACTCATACATCACTCCTCTATTTCTCCCATCTCTTTTAAGTATTTTCTTAATTGCAGTCTGCTCATTAACCCTCTCTTGCAAGCAGTAATTAAACTTTCTATTTCTAGGTTTCTATCTTCTTGGTCTAATTTATTGGGCATACATCACTCCTTTGCGTCTTCTAAAATGTCAAGGATTTCTTTAAGTGTTTCCGTTTCAAAATCACAGTAACTACATTCGTGTAGTTTTATTTCACATCCCTTATCTTCAAATATTTCACAGTTATTTTTAATGATTGCTCTTCCGTCATCTCCATCAAAGTATAAAACTTCTGTATAGTGTTCTTCATCTCCGAAAGCAATTACAAAGTTTGGAGAACCAAACTCACTTGTGAAAATACTTGCTCTGTTACGCTCATAAAATTCTTCTTCAGTTATTTCAAATCTACTAAGTATTTCTTCCATATATCACTCCTATTTTAAAACTAGCATCATTTCTTTTTCCTAAGTTTCCAATCTTGTAACGCTTTTAAATTCTCTCCGTCTATCCGTGCCGTTGAAACTTTCTCCGTCTTCCTGACTTTTATTTTCCTAATCTTTCCGCCTATAAAAACACCTACTCTTTTATCAGTAAAAGATTTCTTTTCTCTGGCTCTGACCATTGTATTACTCAATGGTTGCGAACTGCTTACCATTGGATAAAAAGTATCAGCATACCCGCTTGTGTAAATTGTCATTGTCTTCGTCTCCGATAAAACTTTGTGAATAATCACAAAGAATTTCAATAAATAAATCACGCACAGCTACCATTATAGTCTCATATCTAGCTGTCTATGTCAAGTGTTTAACTCAGTCTCCGTCTTCAATATTTTTTTAAGCTCACAAGTAGCACAAAAATAAACCCAACCGCCACCAACTATTCCATGTTTTATGACTGCTACATTTAAACAGTTGTTACACTTTATTGTATCCGTCTCCATCTCCGTCTCCGTCTTCATCTAACAATAAAAAAAAATAAAAAAAGACTCAACAAACTTGGGGGGTAGTTTGTCGAGTCTTAAAAAGTTTGTGAATAATCACAAAGTTTTTTTTAATCATTTTTAATATTGACTCACCTATTGCAATTTAGATTAAGCTACTTTTTTACCAGTAGCTGGTTTAATTACTCTTTTACCTTTAACTTCAGTAGTCTGAAGATTAATTTTAAAAGCCTGAAGTTTAGATAATAAAGCAGGTTTTTTAGAATCGGGAGTATTTTTAATAATGGTTAAAATATCCTTAGTTTCTTCTTCTATTTTCTTATCTTCTTGAGACTGCTTTATTTCCTCAGCGTGTTTTATTGATTCATTTAAAGATTTCCATGAGTCAATTTTATTAGTATCAGAGACATCAATTCCGAGGTCAATCGCTTTAGACATTTTATTTCTAACTTTTCGCCTTGAGTCTGGTTCGACTGTTCTATCATCAGCATTTTTATTAAACAAAATACCTTGACCTTTTTCGCTAGAAACAGGATTCCTAGAACATTTAACAAATCTTTTTGTTTCAGTATCCCAGTAAGCTAGTAAGTCAGCAGAATAAATAACAGCAGATTTAAAGTTAGTAATGCCTTTAATTGCCATCACTTCTTGAAAGTGTTTCAAGTAGTTATCCATAATGCCACCAGTTTCAGTCTTGATTTCCTGATTTTTGGTATCAACTAATATTGCATTTTTGTTGAGTGTTTTAAGATTTTCTATATTGATTTTTTGCATGTATCACCTTTTTAAGTTTAGGCAATAAATGAGTCAATATTGAAAACGATTAAAAAATTGGTATGAGTCTAGCCAACCTCACATTTGATTCTTTGCACGGCTCATAACCGCGACTTAATAGGCAATACAACCTTAAAACGATTGACGCGGGATATTCTAGCCCGCTG